TTATATTAAGTCAATTAAACAGAAATATAGATAATCCTGAGAGATCAGAAGATGGAAAGTATGGTAATTATGTATTAGAATCAGATATATTTGGTGCTGATGCTTTATTACAACATGCAGATACTGTAATTGGTATCAATAGACCTGCTAAACAAAAAATCAGATTCTATGGTCCTGATAGATATATAATAGAAAATGATAGGGTAATGGTATTACACTTTCTTAAATGTAGAAATGGTGATACTAGATTAAGTTTCTTTAAAGCTGAGTTTGAAAGAATGAGTATAGCAGAAATGAATACTCCAGCACAACAAGAAAAAAGAATTGGAACCAAATAATTAATATATGGCATTAACAACAAAAGATAGCAGCAGTGCTAGTTTTAACAGAAAAGAAAAAACTGAAGAGATGGTGAAGTACCATCAAAAAGTATTTGACGCATTAGGTGTAAGTAGTCCACTATATATTCCTAAATGTGCTTATAGACCATATGGTAAAGATGATTTATATATGGGATTCTTTAAGAGTGAATTATCAAGAGGAGAAGACATCTATACTGAATACGTAAGTATTACACTAGAGTCTGAAGACCCAACAAGAACACTGTATAAATGGAGTTATAATTCATTTTATGATGAGGAGTATGAAACTACAGATCCTAATGCAAATGGACATGTAAGATATCTGATTCCTGTATCTGAACTGACAGCAATTAAAACTGAAACTAAAACTGAAACTAAGAATACTGAAACGCAAGGGTTATTTCCTGATTTTGATGATTTAATGGATTCAGATTTAGATGCTCCTTTAAGCAGTTTAACTGTAAGGGATCTAGCTGCCATTCTATTACAGAAGCCAGTAAGTAATAAAAAATGGTTAAATGATTTAATAAAATGAAAGTATGAGTGAAGGATTAGTATTGCCCACTAAGAAAGTGAGTGCAACAAGAGTCAATCCAAAAAGATTAATTATTTATTCTAAGCCAAAGACAGGTAAAACTACTGCATTTGCTGGTCTAGAAGATAATTTAATTATTGATTTGGAGAATGGGACTGATTATGTAGATGCATTAAAGGTTAAAGCAAGTAATCTTAAAGAGTTGCTAGCAATTGGTAAACAAGTAGTTGAAGCTGGTAAACCTTATAAGTTTATTACTATTGATACTGTAACTGCATTAGAAGAAATGGTAATGCCATTAGCTGTCAAAAAGTATAAAGCCACTAGTATGGGTAAAAACTTTGATGGAGATAATGTAATTACTTTACCAAATGGAGCTGGTTATTTATATGTAAGAGAAGCATTCTTTGATGTTTTAAACTATGTAGATACTTTAGCTGACCATATTATTCTATCTGGGCATATCAAAGATAAGCAAGTAGATGATAAAGGTGAAATGGTTATGTCTGCTAATATAGATTTAACTGGTAAGATCAAGTCTCTAATCTGTGCAAATGCTGATGCAATTGGTTATATGTTCAGAAAAGGTAATCAAGTATTCTTATCATTTAAAACTAATGAAGAGACAACTTGTGGTGCAAGACCTGAGCATTTAAGAAATGCAGAAATAGTTATTAGTGAAGCTAATGACAAAGGAGAAATAGTTACTCACTGGGATGAGATATATAAATAATAAATAAAAAATAAGAAAAATGGCAATTGGAACAAAAGATGTAGGAACAGGTGGAAGTGGAATACCAAAAACAATTACTCCAGGTAATCACAAATTAAAACTTAATAGTTTAGTAGGTGAAGATTTTAAATTTATTCCGGGTGGTATAAGTATAGTGCTTAATGTTGAGACTGAGCCTCTTGAAGGATTTGAAGGATTCATGTTGGATAAAGAAAATCCAGATGCTGGTCATTATAAAGGTCAAATTGGTAGAGTAAAATCTGGTCAATATGCATTTGCAGATGGAGTAACTAAATCAGGTGTACAAATCTCTAGAGATAATAGTATATTAGTATTTATTAAATCATTATGTACTACATTAGACATAGTAGATTGGTTTGATGCTCAAGATAATAAGCACAATACAATTGAAGAGTTTATCACTGCATTTGATAAAACAGCACCTTATCAAGATAAGTATTTAGATTTCTGTATTGCAGGAAAAGAATATGAAGGTAAAACAGGTTATACAAATTATGACTTATATTTGCCAAAATCTTCTAGAGATGGTTTTGCATATGCTAAACTTGGATCTGGTAAACAGTTACTATATTCTGAAGCTCTACATCTTAAAAAATTAGAAGCTAAGAAAGTAGAAGCATTTGGTGAAGATGATTTTGAGGTATCAACTAAGGTTGGCTCAGACTTTGATTTAGACTAACAATAGTTTAAAGGGGAGTCAGGAAATGGGCTCCCTTTTTAATTAAAGTTAAAAGATATGATTTCAACTAAAAATGTGATTAGATTCCAGGATGTACCAACAATTTGGATTTTTGAGAATTACTTAAATCTTACTGAAAAATTAGACGGACAGCAGATAAAGATTAAATCTGTATTTAAAACTGAAAAGACTCCATCAATGATTATTTATATGGATGCTGCAACAATGACATATAAGTTTAAAGATTTTTCATCAGGTTATGGAGGAGATTCTATATCATTAGTACAATATATATTTGGTATTAAAGATAGAGGAGTGGTTTCTTATAAGATAGTTAATGACTATGTTAAATACTTAGATGATCATAAATCTTACAAAGCTCCTGAAATTAAAACTTATGAGAACTATAAAGTAACTGACTACACTATTAGACATTGGTCTAACTTTGATCAAAAATACTGGGGACAATATCATATTGGTTCTAAGATGCTAGAAATATATAATGTATCTGCATTAGAGTATTATAAGATGACCAGACTTGAACTTAATGGTACTACATCTGAGATTATCATTACAGGTTTAAATCTATATGGTTATTTCAAAAAAGATGGCACACTGTATAAGATTTATCAGCCTAAGAATATGAATAAGAAATTCTTAAAGTTAGGTAATCATATACAAGGGTCACAACAACTATCACTTACAGTAGATTATTTAGTTATTACTTCTTCATTAAAAGATATAATGGCTTTTAATAAGCTTGGCTTTAAGGATATAGAGTGTATTGCTCCGGATAGTGAAAATACTATGATTAAAGAGCAAAACATAAATAAACTTAAAGAGAAATATAAAAAGATATGTGTACTATTTGATAATGATGAAGCAGGTATTAATTCTATGAAGAAATATAAAGAGAGATATAATCTTGATTTTATTATTCTTGATATGGAGAAAGATGTATCAGATTCTATTAAAGTGCACGGTATTGAAAAAGTAAAAGAAGAAGTATTAAAATTACTTAATAAAACATTATATGAAAGGCAAGATTAAAATAAATTATGAGTTTGATGAAAAGACACCAGAAAAGTTTACTACAAGTTTAAAGATACATGGAGTTACTCCTGCACATCTTATACATGCAGTAGTATTATTAATAGAAACTATTGAGAAAGAAGGTGGTATCAATGTAAAAGAAACATTAACTGAGGTATTCTCAGGTAAATTTATACAAGAACGTAACAGTATTATACCACAGGGTGATGCTTAAATTTTAAAATTATGAGTTGGATATATAAAGGTAAAGTGTTTGATGAATCTGATATTCCTGAAGGAGCAATTGGTTTTGTATATCATATGTCAGTAATATTAAATGGTAAAAGCTATGCATATATTGGTAAGAAGAATTTCTTTGCTAATATCAAGAAACCTATGGGTAAAAAAGCATTAGCTCAAACTACTGATAAAAGACTAAAAAAATACACTAGGGTTACTAAACCTAACTTTATGGCTTACCATAGTAGTAATCAACAATTAAAAGAAGCTCATAAAGCTGGGTGTAAAATTAAAAGGGAAATTCTAATGATTTGCTACTCAGCAACAGAATTGACTTATCAAGAAGTAAAACATCAATTTAAATATGAAGTGCTTGAGAAAGAGGAGTTCCTTAATGGTAACATATTGGGTAAATTTTATAAGTTTAAATAATAAAAAGTTATGGATAAAAATAGTTTAGAAAAAATAATGTTTGGCTTAGTCAGTCATGGTATTAAAAAAGTTGTAGTACATTATGAAGGTGGTGGAGATAGTGGAGCAATTGAATATGTTAATGCTACTCAAGATCCATATATAGATTATGATGAATTAGAAAATTGGGATCAAGAATACTTATTAAATGATATTGATAGTGGATTAAGTACTTTAATTGAAGATTACTGTCAAGAGATGTTATTAAATGATATAGAAGACTGGTGGAATAATGAAGGTGGCCGTGGTTATGTTCATATTGATGTAGAACTTGGTACATATACAATTAATAATAGTATCAGAGTTGCTGATTGGGAAGAATATACTCATGAAGGTAGTTTAAAAGATAAAAATAAAAAATAATAACTATGGAAGAATTAAAAATGACAAGCCTCTTACTTAAATTGGCTGACCGTGGTATTACAGGTATTAAAGTACAATATAATGGTGAAGGAGACTCAGGTGCTATAGACTGGATTGGTTATACAAATGAGCCTTGTGCAAGTACAGCAGATGTATTTAATAATATTGATGCTTGGGACAATAATAATAATGCTTTAGAAGATAAAGAATTATATGACTCAATTGAAGATTTTGCACAATTTAAAATTCTTGATAATATAGAAGATTGGAAAACTGATGAAGGTGGTTTTGGTAACTTATGTATACTTGTTCCTTCAGGAAATTATAGTATAAACAATTATATAAGAATCATTGAAACTGTAGCTTATCATCATGAAGGTAATTTAATTGATAAAAGTTTAGAATAATGAATAAAAAACAAGAAATAGAAAAAATGGAAATTGATACTGGATATCTTGATTATGAGTTTTCAAAAAAATTAAAAGATTTAGGCTATGATGGAATGAGCCTTATGTTGTATATTAAAGATGCTCATGTTGGCTGGTATTCAAAATACATAACAAATGAAATTATTGACAAGTTAGAAAATACAACTGAAGAATCTTGTGTTGCGGCACTTAGACCTTTTGTATTTAATTGGTTTGATGAAAAAACAGATTGGTTAATTTCAATACAACAAGTTGGAAAAACAGAATTTGGATTTACTATTTCTTTTGATAAAGAAAATGTAATAAAAAGTTTTTCCTATTCTAATAGAAAAATAGCTGAAGAAACTTGTTTAAAAGAACTTATTAAAAATTATATTAAATAAAATGGCACATCCTTTAGAACATTGTAAATCCTCAGTAAGAAAATGGGGTGGAGAATGGAGTGATTACATTGCAATTCATAATTGGTTTGATGAAACTAAAAAATGGATTGGGCATAGTAAACACAGAATGTTTAGACATCATAGTGAAGGTATATTTGAATGTGAAAAGATATTTGGAATGTCTTTTGTCAACTCAGATGGTAAAACTGTATATACAAGATATGTTGGAGAACAACATGTAAAAGAGGATTGTAATAATTATATCCCAAGTGCTAAAGAATGGGTTCAGAATTTAGATAAACCCACAGAATGGATGATTAAAACACTTAAAATAGAAGACTAATGGAAGAAATAACACATGAAACTTTACTAGAACATGATTGGAAATGTACTGATATAGAAAATCAAAGGTATGAACATACTTTTTATCCAAATTTAACACTGTTTTTAAGCAAAAATTATGGTATTGATAATAACTATATGATACAAATATTGGCAATAAGTTCTGATTTTGATACATTAAAACTTAATATAAATTGCATTACAATTAATGATTTAAGAGGACTTGAAGCTTTACTTCAAAAAGCAAGTGCTGTAGGTTTAATTAAAAGACTATTGATTAATTATTAAATATAAGACTAATGGAAGAAGTAGAAAAAACAATTAAAATAGAAAATGAGAAAATCAAAGTGGTTTTTACAAATGAGGTAAATTCTGATGAGCCAAGTTTAGAAGTAGAATTTATTTTTACAAGAAACAGTGAAGGTGAAAAAATAACTGAAGTGTCAATTGATAAATCTATTTTTACTAGAGAGCAATCATTTATGAGTGAATTGTATATGAATACAGTTAATTCTTTATTAATGGTAAAAGAAATATTTGATAAAGGTGAAGTGTATGAAGGTGTACATACAATAACTAGAGAACAATACAAGCAGTATTTAATAAAAGTAAGAGGTGTTGATCCAACTAAATTATAAAGACTAATGGAAAAGATGAATAAAGAAGTAGAAACACAAGTAGTAAACTTGTTAAATCAATTAGAAGTACTAATTTCTAATAATATGGAATATGATGATGAAAACCCAGAAACATGTCAAAAAACTGAAGTTTTAGGGTTATTAGGTTATATATCTGATGAACTTTTAGAAATAAACTAGAATTATGGAAATGCAATTATTTATAATAGATGGCTATAAAATCTGGGCATTTACATATGAAGATGCATATGCAAATTACTTAGTGATATCAAAATTATAGAAATGGAAAAAGTAGTACTGAATAGAGAAAGTGTTGAAAGTATATATGAAATGTATAATTCTCCTGATAAAGAGAATCATGTTGTTGCAAATGAAATACTAAATAATTGTGATATTGATGCATCTGAAGGATGGTTAATTATATTTTATGGTATGAGTTTAAAAAGTGATGATTATTGGTTAGAAAATATGCCTAATGTTTTTGTTAGAGTCCGTGAATTAGGTATTCAAAGTGATCATAAGTTAAGTGCAGCACAACTTGTTAATGCTTTAATTGTTGCAAAAGTAGAACCTGGGATTATGGATTATTATTTAGAAATTCATGTTGAAGACTTAAAAAGAGCAATGTCAAACTGGGGTTATCCAGTTAATAAATTAAATTACTCAATAACATTAAAAAATGAAGAGTAGAGAAGATAGTTTAGCAAAAACCAGTAAAGACTTGATGTTAAAGGAGCCCTATTATGGATTCTTTTTAATCATGTTAAATAAAGTATGGAATAATAAAATAGTTCCTACTGCTGGTGTAAGTAAAAATAATATTAATTATCAACTTACAATTAATGAAGATTTCTGGACAAGTTTATCTGAGGATCATAGATTAGGTTTACTTAAGCATGAGTTACTTCATATAGCTTTTGGTCATCTTACTATGTATTTTAAGTTTAGTGATAAAAAACTAGCTAATATAGCTATGGATATGGAGATTAATCAGTATATCTTAGATGAATTACTACCAGAAGGTGGTATTAATATTGATGATTATCCTGATTTAAATCTTGATAGAAAAGCAGGTTGTAGATATTATTATGATAAACTACAACAGGCTAAAGAAGATAAAGACAAAAATGGCACAAGTGGTGATGATAATTTTGATAAGTTAGCTGATCAAATGGATGCTGGAGATAAAATGGCCAGTGATCATCCTACTTGGGCTGATTTTGAAGACATGACTGAAGCTGAGCAAAAGCTAATTGAGAAACAATTAAATAAAATTCTTAATGATGCTAAGGAGATGACTGAAAAGAAAAGAGGTAATATTCCTGGAGAAATTGAGGGTTTACTTGAAATGGAAGAAATTAAGCCTGCTAAATTTGATTGGAGAGGATATATCAGAAGATTTACTGGTGTGTCATCTAAAGTGTATACTAAAAAGATAAGGAGAAAAGAGAATAAAAGATATTCTGAGAATCCTGGTCTTAAGATTAAAATGAAACAACATATGTTGTTGGCTATTGATACTTCAGGATCAGTATGTGATCAAGAGTTACATGAATTTATGAATGAGATATTACACATCTATAAACAA